GGTCATCCGAAGGCGCGAAAAAAATCTAGCGTCAAAAAATGCAGGGGGTTAACAAGTAAACTATTATAATAGGCATAGGTTTACAAATTTGAATTATGCTTATAACAATGTCAGAATTAGCAACCTTAAAAAACGTGTCTAGGGCTGCAGTTACAAAGAAAGTTAAGTCTGGTAAACTTGATGGTGCGATTGTTAACCATAATGGCAGAAAATTGGTTAACAAAGAAGAAGCGTTTAGATTATGGGATCTACAAGCACCACCTAGTAAAGATACAACTGTAAGAAAACAGTTAAAACAGGAAATAGATGCAAAACTAGAAGATGAAATACCGAGTTATGGAGAAAGCAAGGCAAAAAGAGAACATTTTTTAGCAGAATTAGCGAGATTAGACGTTGAGCAAAAAAAAGAAGAATTAATCCTTGTTTCTGACATAAATAAAAGCAGTTTTGAAATGGGTAGAGCTATAAGAGAGAATTTATCTAATCTTGCTGATCGTTTGGCTAGTCAAGTTGCAGGTGAGACTGATCCACAAATAATTCATAAGTTATTAACAGAAGAACATAGGGCTGCATTAGAACAGTTGGTGAAAGTATGAACGCTTGGCAAAAAGGTTTTTTAAGAGGGCTAACACCACAAGAATCATTAACTGTTGATGAATGGGCGTGTAAATATCGTGTGTTGTCTAGTCGTGGATCTAGTGAACCTGGTAAATACAGAGTAGATAGGACACCTTTTTTACGTGAACCTATGCAAGAGTTATCAACTGAAAGTTCTGTACAAAGAGTTGTAATGATGTTTGCTGTACAGCTTGGTAAAACTGAAACTATGAATAATTGGATTGGATATTGTATAGACCATGCCCCTGCACCTATGCTTATGTGTCAACCAACCCTGCAAATGGCACAAAGGTTAAGTAAGCAGAGATTAGAAAGTATGTTACAAGATACTCCTTGTTTAGCAGAAAAGATCCCACCGCCTAGAAGTAGAGATAGTGGTAATAGTCAATTTGCAAAGATATTTCCTGGTGGCGTATTAATTTTAACTGGTGCTAATAGTGCTAGTTCTTTAAGATCAATGCCAGCTAAATATATTGGATTAGATGAAGTTGACGCATATCCTGGTGATGTTGATGGTGAGGGTGATCCAGTAGCTTTAGCAGAAAAACGTGCTTCTACATTTACCAAAAGGAAAATTTTATTAACATCTACACCTACAATTAAAGATTTTTCAAGAATAGAAGCTGAATATGAAAATAGTGACCAAAGAAAATATTATGTACCTGCCCCATGTTGTGGTGCTTTTCAAGTTTTAAAGTTTGATCAGCTTAGATGGAAAGATAAAGACCCTAATACTGTTAAATATGAATGTGAAGTATGTAATAAGCAATTTGATGAAACTGCAAAGACCACAATGTTACGTAAGGGAGAATGGAGGGCAACAAAACCAGAAAATGCAGGTAAAACTGCTGGCTTTTGGTTAAATGGATTAAATAGCCCTTTAGGTTGGTTTTCTTGGGCAGAAATGGTAGATGAATTTTTAAAAGCTAAAGATGACCCTGCATTAATGCGTACATGGACTAATACAAGAAAAGCAGAAACATTTTCTTATGAATATCAATCTAAATTAAATGCAGAGTCATTATTAGAAATAAGAGAAAATTACTTGCCTGGTGAAATTCCTAAAGATGTTGTTTGTTTATGTCTTGGCGTTGATGTGCAGGGTGGAATGGGATCTGCTTCACAAAGATTAGAAGTTAGTTGCTGGGGTTTTGGTGCTGATCCTTCTGGTATTGGCGAACAGATGTATTTAATAGATCATACAATTATCTATGGTGATCCTAACCAAGGTGAAGTATGGAAGGGTTTAGATATATTGTTAACTCAAACATTTGATCACCCAGATGGCGGTAAATTAAAAATTAGTGGTTGTGCGGTGGATTCAGGAGGTTTAGCTACTCAATCTGTTTATGATTATTGTACGAAACGTAGGGGACAGGGTGTAATTGCTATTAAAGGTAGTAGTAGAAGTGGTGTACCGATAATTGGGAAAGGAACTAAGGTGGATATTAATTATAGTGGTCGAGTTAGGAAAAAATCTGGTATAGTGTATATAATAAATACAGAGGATATTAAGGATAAAATCTTTAGTAAGATCAAATCTAAAGATAAAATCCATTTCCACGCAGAAACAACAGAAGAATACTTTAAAGAGTTAACAGGCGAATATAGAACGCTAAAAACAAATAAAAAAGGTTATCCAGTTAGCACATACGAGAAAAAACCAAATCAAGCGGTAGAAAAGTTGGATTGTTGCGTATATGCCTTTAGTATGTACTATTTACTCTTAAAAACTGTTCCGAAGGGCTTATTTTTCACTAATTACGCTAAAAAGTTGTTAAATAACACTAATTTAAATACAAAAAACACGCTAAGATCTAGACAGAAGGCAAAAAAATCTTCTTATGTCACAAATTGGTAGTTATTTATGAACATTCCTAAATCTTTACGTGCAGGTAGTACTTGGACATGGAGAGAAGATAGTTTAGTTGATCCTTATGGTGATGCTATCCAAAGTACAGACTCATGGGCGTTAACATATTATATACGTAGTAATATTGCAGGTAATCAAGGTATAACAATAGTTGGCAGTACTTATGGTACAGGTTGGCAATTTGATGTAGCTGCAAGCAGTACAGATTTAACGGCAGGTGATTATTTCTGGCAAGCAGTAGCTTCAAAAGGTGCTTTAAAATATGATGTAGGTAGTGGTTCGTTAGAAGTTTTAATAGACCTTGTATATACTGGAACTGCACAAAAAATACAAGCAAAATCACAAGTTGAGCAAGATTTAGATACTGTAGAAGCTGCAATAAGAACTTTATTATCAGATGGTGCCGTTAAAGAATATTCTATCGGTGGTCGTAGTCTTAAGAAATATGATCTAGCTGATTTAACAGCTTTAAGAAGTCAATTAAAATATCAGTTAAATTTAGAGAAGAAAGCAGAATTAATACGTAATGGTCAAGGCAATCCACATCAAATGTTAGTGAGGTTTAACTAATGGGAATTAAAACAGCATGGCGTGAACTTTGGAAAACTAACCCACGCCCTATAAGAAAAAGAACATTTGCAGGTGCAAAACTAGATAGGCTTACAAGTGGTTGGGTACGTACTACTAATAGTGCTGATAGTGCATTAAAAGGTGACATTAAAAAACTAAGAAATGGTAGTAGGCAATTAGTTAATGATGTTGATTATTGCAAACAGGCAGTAAGAAATGTTGTAGATAATATTGTTGGTACTGGTGTTAAATTGCAATCCCAAATAAGGATGCAAAGAGGTGGGAAGTTAGATACTAAGATGAATAGTGTTGTTGAAAGGGCTTGGAAGGAATGGGGCTATAAAGATAGTTGTAATACTGCTGGTAAATTATGTTTTGACGATATTACACGTTTAGCTGTTCATAGCATGGTTCAAGATGGCGAATGTTTTATAAGAATTATTAGAGGTAAAAAGTTTGGTAGATCAACAGTACCTTTAGCGTTAGAAATATTGGAAGCTGATATGTGTGATGAAGATTATACAGGCAAATCTACTAATAAAAACCAAGAATGGAGGATGGGCGTATTAGTTAATGAATGGCAAAGACCTATTAAATATGCATTTTTCAGTAGGCATCCTGGTGATACTATGTTCATACAAAGTCCTACCTCTAAAGATACCCACGTAATAGTAGATGCTAAAGATGTAATCCATTTATATAGAGTGGAAAGACCAGGACAAACTAGGGGTATTCCTTGGATGAGTAGCAGTTTAAATAGGATGCATCATATAGAAGGTTATGAAGAGGCAGAAGTTGTAAGGGCTAGGCTTGGTAGCTCATTAATGGCATTTATACAAAGTCCAGAAGGTGAATTGGCTGGTGATGAGGTTGTTGATGAAGATAGAGTTTTTGATATGAGTCCAGGTGCTATTAGATATTTAGCACCAGGTGAAAGTGTAAATGTACCAACATTTGATGCACCTGATGGACAATTTGAACCATTTCTACGTGCAATGTTAAGAGCTTTAGCTGCTGGCATAGGTTGTAGTTATGAAAGTATTTCTAGAGATTATTCACAAACTAATTATTCTAGTAGCCGTTTAAGTTTGCTTCAAGATCAGGAAGCATTTAAAGCTTTACAGTTTCAATTAAGGGAAAATTTCTTATCTATTGTTTTTGATGAATGGTTAGAAGCTGCTGTATTGTCTGGAACTTTACAACTGCCAACATATTTAGATGAACCTAATAAATACAAAATGGTTAAATGGTTGTTTAGAGGTTGGGGTTGGGTAGATCCTATGAAAGAAGTACAAAGTGCTAAAGAGGCTATAAGGGCAGGACTTAAAACACAATCTCAAATAATAGCAGAAATGGGCGGTGATTTAGAAGAATTATTAATGGCAAGAAAGAATGAAATAGATATGGCTGCTGAATTAGGTTTAGAATTTGATACAGAAGTTAAGGCTAATACGCAAGAATCTAGTAATATAGAACCAAGACCTAATGAAAATTATGAACAAGCGTGATTATGAAGAGAAATCATTACAGCGTGATTTTACTTTAGAAATAAAACAAGTTGAAAAAGAAGATAGAACTATTGAGTTCCCTTTTAG